AAGGGAGCACAAAGACTCCCTTAATCCTCCGACTAATTGTTATTGTTTGCTTAACTTATCAATATAAGACTTTGGATTTTCAATATATGAAACAAATTCTTCTGCTTCTTTATAAGTTCCAAATTCTTGGATAACTTCGTTATCTTCAACTTGATAAACAGTTATGTTATCTTCAATTACTTTTTTTACTTTACTCATTAGTTTAACTCCCCATTCGTAGGCATAAAGTGAGAGCTTATTACATCGCTTTCTTCAGCAAGCTGTCTAAGTTCTGCATGAACTCCTCCACCCTGTATGACATGCATACCATTTATGATTAGACTTTGGCAATCAGTCTCAATGGCTTTGCCAACGACTCTCTCTCCAGTATCATCATATATATTTATTTCTATCTTCATATTGACCTCCTAATAGTCTTGTTAATTAAAGATAAGATAATTGTATCACATGTTGTCTACATTATGTATCCTTTTTATTCTTTTAATAAACTTTTTTTCTTTCCCAAAGTCTAGCTTATAAATAAACAAACCCTTCCTGGTTAAATACTTTGGATTTGCGGCCATGAACTCTTGAGCTTCTGTGTCGCAACCCTCATATGAATGACTATACACCCGAGCTGTCCCGAGGTGACAGTACCCGACATAGCCCAGACACCTGGTAGATCTTGCTGCCTCATTGTGTGTGGCTTTTGTGCTGGCTGTTGGGCTTGGCCTAGTCATAATCACTTAGACCCGACCCGACATTAGGAATACCAGCACGTATACACCAACCGTAATCAAGAACAATGTATCCATTCATTGCTCCGTGTACCCGTCAAACCAAACTCCTGGTTCACGTGTGTCTTCCCTTTGACAATGTTCTTGGGCTTCTGCCTCTGTTAAGTCAGTTTTAATAACCTTGTGATTGTCTGGATGATTATCATCAAAACAAAACCTTACTATCTTATACATATTACTTCTCCTGTAATTAAAAGAGGGGCATTGTATATGGTTAGTTCCTAGGATTTCCAGAAATTACTTATCCCCTCAACTATCTATTGAATCACATTGGGTACATTTTGTCAACACATCTTTCATCCAGGTTAGATCCCCAGGGAAGATCCAGATCTGCAGCCGTAGATCCTGTGTTTGTTAATACTGTGTTTAGTTCTGTGCTTGGCAAGTAATCCCGAACCCCGACTCCCGACATAAAAAAGCCCGACTGAACGGGCTTATCGGGTAATCATTAGCAGTTCATACGACAACCTCCCTCATGTTCTCAAAGTGTCTGTTTATTTCTACCTCAACCACATATTCAGTTTCACAAGTTGGGCAACTCCATTCCTCCATTTCACCTGTGCATATATCTCCCTGATAACGTAAGTCATCTTCATTGCACTTGGGACATCTTTGAACGCACATTATTTAGCTACCTCATTAACAATAGCCATAATAATATCTTTGACTCTTGCTTGTGCATTTGGCTCTAGCAATGCTATAGCTAACTTGTCTGCTACTTGGCTTTTAACTTGCCAGTCTTTCTTCACCCAACTAAGGTCATAGTCATCACCATAAGTCTGCAAACCTTTAAGACAGTAGACACCATTACTACTCATGATGTTGTAATCATGTATAGCTTGGTTTACTTCTAGCTCTTCTTTATTAAGAGCTTTAGAGAGTGCGTCCCTCTGCTCTTTTAGTTTCTGTAGCTTGTCTGTCAGCTTGACTAACGATTTATAGTCCGAGGACTTCTTAGCCTTCTCTATTTGATTGTCAGCTTTCTCACTAACACCCTCCATAATCTGATTGACTATGGCTTCTTGTTCAAATTTTCTAATCATATTACTTCTCCTATAAAGTTAATTTGAAGTTCTAGCTTATCACATTGGATACAAATTGCAACTCTTGTATATAGTTAAGTTTTTGCTGCCAGACACCAGGTAAAAACCAGCCTGGGGAATACACCAGGGATCTGTGATCCTGTGTTATATTATGTGTATAGGTTCTAACAACCCGACCCGACCCGATTATCCCGACAACCCGACTAATAGCCCGACTGTAGCCCTTTTGTGTCAGCTTTTTTATTTGGAGAGAGGTCAAGAGAGAGGACAGATGCGATTAATCCTCAAAATCCCTGCATATAAATCATAAAGACAATACAAATAAGATACAAAATGTTTACTAAAACACTTGCAATAATAGATACATAATGTATCATTAGATAGTGAGGTTAGCACATAGAAGAGGTAAGCTATTAAATAATACCTGTACTCTACTTGGACGCCAACGCTTTTAGCAAGTCGCCGATAGTATCAAACGAGATTATAAACAAAGCCTCACACTTTATTAACCCTTTAACTTTTAGGAGAGTAAATATGGGAACAAGAAGTAATATTGCTTACGAGCAACCAAACGGAGAGGTAATAGTCACCTATTGCCATTGGGACGGATACCCAACATACAACGGTCAAATATTAAATGACCATTATAATAACCCCAAGAAAGCAGAAGAACTAACCAATCAAGGTTATATCAGTTCTCTTAAACCAACAGTTAAAGAGTCTATAGAAGATAGAGCAAATCATGACGCACCTATCAAATATAACTCATTAAATGATTATCTTAATGATATGAGTTGGGACATAGAATACGCTTACATCTATTCAAATAATCAATGGTATTGCAACGACCATAATCTGATTAACATAGACCCACAAACCTATGAGATTGATAAGAACAAGAAACTAAAAGCAAATTTATTTGAGCCATTGTGGTCTGTTCTTGTCAAGCACCACAAACATGAGGTGTCAGCATGAACGAGACACATAAACTTACATTTCGATCTAATAAATCCCTAGTCAAATTGGCTAGGGAGACTATCAAGGCAAGTAATTTTAAAATTGCTTATCGTGATAAATACACACCTGAAAAATGCTTTTACCTTGTTAAAGATGACGGCATTTATTTAATGGAGGCATACGACACAACCAAGACACCTAGAGAAAATGGAACTGTAGTTTATGCTAGTGGATATAACCCCAAGTATAATAAAGATGTTTGGGAAGATACTTATCAAGTAAGTCGTGATGACTTTGCAGATAATATGTATTTCACTGATGACCAATTAAAACGCATTGCTGGTGGTGGAGATATTGATATAACCATAACCCCTGATTCATACGAGGTAAGAGCATGAAAACCATAGACTATTCAAAAATACCACCACATTTACGCTACTTATCCGAGTGGAGACTAAGGGCATTATTCTATTTATTTAGAGGGGGAATCTAATCATGTCAACATATTACCGACCAACTGAACCAATACCATTACAAGCAATCAAGGACAGCAAGTTCTTACAAGACCATGAGTTTGATGTCGTTGAAGATGAGCATGGTACTTACTTTACTTGTGAGGGTCATTGTATTCACTATGCAACTGATAACAAAAACAACGTTATAGATCTATTTAGATACGGTGGCAATAACTCCGAGAAGATTATTACACCCTTACGCTATGAGTTTGAAGTGGACTTTGTCTCCGAACATGACGAAGATTATGACGACTATGCTTCAGATGATACTGGCGTTATACAAATTGATATCGAATATCTAAAGAGTATTTCTAAGGAACAAGACTTATGAGTATTAGCAAACAAATAGACGGCAAAAGATTTATATCTGATGTTTACGACAACCTTATGAAGAATACTAATCACAATCCAATAGATTTTTCTAAGATAGATGATGAATGTTCTATTGATGAAGAAAAGAATGAAATACATATTGGAAACTTTACTCTAATTTTAAAGGAGCAAGACTAATGATTATAGATATTTGGAATGAGGTGATGATAGCCAATAAGCATTACGACATACATCACTACAGCGAAG